ACAAAGTATATTTTGACTACATCCTCCTCTAAGCCCATTAGCCTATCGTATTTGGCTTTTTCTATCAATTTGGTATCGTAGTACTTATTTCTACATTTAATCTCTACAACAGCCTTAAAACCCTTTGGTGTAAATCCACGAGCATCATAGAAAGTATTCTCATTGCCACACCATTCTAGATTCCATCCATCTAAATTTAGTAAGCTTATTAAGGATCTCTCGTATTTTTCTATATTCATTCAGTTGGTTTTTCTATACTTTCAAAGTGCTGGTTTAGTTCATTAATCCATCTTTGGTATGTTTTAAAATTGCAAGAGGTGCAAGATGGTTTCTGATACTTTTTTCTAAATACATCTGAATAGTATCTAGCTATCATCTCAAACTCTTTAGCAGTAACTTTGTTAGTTTCTTTCTCTCTAAAGTTATTCCAGTTAGTGTATTGTTCTAAGTTCATTTTCTATTAAAATAATTATCTAGTTTATCTCTTCTATCTTCACAGCCACAGTCCTCTCCCCATATCTTTTTTACTATCCACTGTATACCAATAGCCTTAAATATCTTCTCTAATAAAGTCCCTACTTTCATTTATTTGTTTTTTAATATGTCTCACTGTGTTGTACAAAGAATAGTAGCTTATACCAGTTTCTCTGCTGAGCTGTGTTATCTTCTTACCATTCTCAAAAACCTCTTCATATATAGTTTTGTAGTATATCTTTTTTAGCACCTCGCTATCGTAGTCTAACTCTTCTGCATTATGATCTATATAGTTTGACTCTAGCCAATTACTAATAGCTTTTATTTTTTCATCATAATTAGGCTCTGTATACTCTTCTACCTCTGCTTCTGGCAAATACTCTAATTCTAGAAACTCTACTTGTTTTTCTTTTCTCTTTAAGTCAAAGACCATATTCCTAAGCACTACATAGCACCCATAGAAATTAGGGCTATTCTCATCATAAAAGTAATCTTTGTGCTGCATTTTTATGTAAAACTCTTGTACGATATCTTTTGCAGTATCTAAATTGCATCCTAAATCTAAGACATAACCTATCCAGAGTCTTTGGTATTTGAAGAGTTTACTCAACATCTCTAATATAGGATAAAGAAATTAGTACTATACCTAGCATTAACTGATATATGATCTGCTTCCCCTCTTCTTTGTCGGTTTCATCATACAGCATTAAAAAGCCAAACCCAGTAATAATATGAAATTGAATCACTGGACTGTGCTTATCAGTATAAGCTATTAGAAATATTAGTAATAATACTAGGCTAGAAAGTATATAAAATAGCATAACTTTAATTTTTTCTTAAAGCTACGAATTTTTTTTAACTTTTTTTTGTGCATCATTTTAAATTAAAGTCTAAGTGAGATATTGTTGTGCTGTAACTGTCTGCTCTGAATGTCCACTTAGTGCTTCCGTTTGGATCTATATCTCCTTTTTTTCTAAATATTGCAGTCTTATAAAATTTATCTTTTGCAATAAAACCATAGATATATGCTTTTTTGTAATCATCAGCCATACCAACAAAGCAATAGTAATCACACTTTTGTTTAGTATTAAAATCAAAAAGACTTGCTGTCCATTTCATTGTAGGAATTAGCCTTGCATTAAATCTTTTAGTTTTTACGTCTATCTTTTTATTGTTAATTACTAAATCGTAGTCATAAGTATTTTCTTGTTTACCATTATAATACTGTCTTACTAAAACCTCTCCTAAAGCACCACATTTATTGCCTTGTCCTTGTGTGTAGCTGTTGTTTAATATTCCAAAGTCATAAAGCTTTTTAGCCTCTGCGATACTTTCTTTTGTTATTTGTAACTCAATCATACCTTTTTTAAGAATTGCTGAGCTTTGACATCCTCACTAATCATTCTAACTATAGGCTGTCCATTAACCTCAAACCCCACATTGTTTTTCATAGACCTCAACTGTATAGGCTCATCCATTGAAGTAGGTCTACCTCCAGTTTCTACCTCTTTTACTTTCCTAACGTGAATATGAGTAATCATAAAGTCACTAGGATGCTGTATGTATCTATGTACAACCCAGAAGTCATCAGCTCTGTTTACAAACTTACCACCACCCTCAACATCACTAGCCATTGGAGGTATAGGGTATCCAGCATACAAATGATCAATCCTATGCAGCATTCTTATAGCTCCAGTATTAGCGTGAACATTAAGCCATATAGAGATGTTATTGTTTTTGCAGAATAATCTAAACTCAGTAGTAGCTTGATAGTCATACTCGTGACCACCTAAGCTCTTCATTAGCTTCTCATCCTTTGCTAGTGAGTTATAAGGATCTATCATAAAGCCATCATAGTCCCAAGCGTTTTTGTACTGTAAGCCTAATTGTAGTAAATCTCTATAAGTGTATAGCTTCTCTGGATCTATTATCTTAAAGTAATCCTCTATGAAGTCTGTGCATCTTATAAACTGCTCCTCATCTATTAGATGTATTGGTTTCTTTGCTAGATACTCTACTAGCTTTCTTATTATACTGTGTGGCTGATTTTCGCTTGAGAATACTAACCACCTCTTGTTATGTTTAAGAGTATAGCATAGCATTAAAAATAATACTGCTGAGGTCTTACCTACATTAGCTTGACCTAGTATTACATTAAAACCATTAGGCTTAAATCTTAAGTACTCATCTATATCTGGGATATCTAATCTTAACCCCTCTTTGATGCTACCATTTCTAATTTGCCTTAGCTTCTCTAATTGTTCTTTATAGTTTATCGTCATAGTTCAAAAAAAAGGCTACCCAATTAAGAGTAGCCAAATTAACAAAATTTAATTAAAAAGGCAAATCTGCACTTTCTCTATCTGGCATATGCTCCTTAGCACTTACTGGCTCTTTCTTTGGAGATTCATACACCCTAGCATAAAACTTGTTAGGATCTTTAGATGCTCTTAGCACATCAAACTGTAAGTATCCTTTATTAGCTTCTGCTTTGTCTTTGTTTTTCTCAATCCACTCTACCATCTCTTTAGCATTAAAAGAAACATTAGTGACTATAAAATCTAGCTTAGAGCTTCTAGGGAATAGGAAGTTTAAAAATTCTATATCTTTCATAATTATTTAGTTATCCAGTTAAACATTATCTCTGCATCTTCTATAACAGACTGCACATCACTTGTACCTCTAGATGCGTGAAGCTCTGAGGATGCTTTAATACAAGTTTGCTTAATAATTGAAGTCTGTATACTGTCCTTACTACTAGTGTTTCCACTAGAGTTATTGCTGTAGCTTTTATTAGAGTAGTCATCTCTAACTAGCTTAGCATTCTTCATCTGCTGATTTGAGATAGTGTACTTAATCTCATCGCCAATAGATGCTTTAAAATCTCCCTTTGCAAAGAAAGTGTAAGCTTCCCCATCTGCAAAAGTTACTAGGTACTTGTTCATACCATTCCACTCTCCGTTAGTGTCAATGTACTTGATTCTTCCGTTTTTCATAAATTAAAATATTAAAGGTTATTATATAGGTTTCTTTCTTGTTCTACTTCTAGCTTAGCTTCTAGTAGTCTGACTCTTCTTTCTAGAGCTTCTACCCTAGCATTTAAAAAGTCTATTGTCTCTGGAGTAGACACTCTCTTTATATCTTCGCTATGAGTCATCACTAAAAAAAGTATAAGGACTAGTTGGACTAGATAGTAAAAATTGTAAGTCTATGATCACATAGTACTTTAGCTGTGATACATACTGCTCGTTTTCTAAAGCTATAAGAGTACTAGATACTAACTCTGTATAGTCATCTGATTTTTGGTTTAGCCTTTTAACGTACTCTGGCTTGAGTCTGTGTAGTAAATTCATATAGTTATCATTAAAATTCCTACCAAAGCTACATAAAAATATTTAATTAACAAAATAGTAAACAAAAAAAGAGCATCCGTTAGGACACTCTTCTCTGAACAATGATAACAAACTTAAAAATTAAGTCAGAACAAATTTACGCTATAATAACCTTTCTACCAAATCTTGATAGTATTTTATTTTTGTTTCTAACTCAGCGTTATCAATCTTTAAAGTCTCTCTGCTTTTTTGTAGCATCGCATCAGCAGTACCATCTCCGTACTTATTATTTAATCCTACAGAAAATTTATACTGCTCCCCATAGCGAAAAACATTACAACCAGCGCACTGGACTTGACAATTAGTTTCATCCCATCTAGTACTAAGATGCTTCCTAGACATAAAATGACCATTCTGTAGCTTCTTCCAGTGATCTACCTTACCACAAGTAAAGCACTCACTATTACCATTCTTAGACTCTCTTAGTCTAATATACTGTGAGAATATCTTATCTAGCTTATCTATAAGTCT